TCCCAGCATCTCCAATAACAGCAGATCTTGGTGGTACAACTACTGAGCTTCTACTCCTTGGTCCTGATAATGGTGGTAACCCAATTGGTGTTCCAGCTACACAGGCACTAGGTAACGCAGCAGCTACAAGTACATTGACTGCAGCTAGTTCACTGTTTACTCAAGGATCAGAAAATGTAACACTTGCGAAGATTCCTTTCTGGGATTCTGTTACTACAGCTGGTATTGATGATCAGGATGCTGCAAACGCCATGTTTTACAAAGTAACAGCAGACACAACTTTCAAAGTTTATAACGTCGATGCTGTCACAGGTACTACAGTAAGTGGTGATGGAGTATTTATCTCAGCTGACGATTCAACTGCTGGTAGAGCAGCTTACATCGTTTGTAGAGTTAACTACCTACGTCCAGCAGCAGCTGTGTCTTGGGATGATGTTTCCTCATTTGTGGACTTTGCTTCACAAGTAGGTGGAACAGATTCATAATCTATATTTTTATAGTTAATTGGAAAGGCGAGTCTTATGGCTCGCTTTTTCATTGTCAAGTAAAATTTATTGAGTTAAGCTATTTAAAGAAGGACTTTTAAAAATTATGTTGTATCAACACAAAATTACTGGAGGCATAGTAGAAAAAATATCTCAACATGGTGAAGGTGTATCTATGGTTATTAATGCACAAGATGAAACTGAGTATGTTAATGATGAAGATTTAATTCCATGTGTACAAGCTACAGGTGAAAAAATAAAAACAGAAGAAAGATTAAAAGCAGAATTAACTGCATCTGGTGATAAAGAAGCAAAAGTATCAAGTAGAGAAACTTTTCCTATAGACAACAGACTAAATATTAATACTGCAGGAGCTAGACAGATAGCAGATGCTTTACCAGGAGTTGGGTTAAAGACTGCAAGAGATATTAAAGATTTACAAACTACTTTAGCTGGAGAAAGATTTACAAAGTTAGAACAGTTAAGAGGTATTAAACGTATTGATTGGGATGAGATATTCAAAGAAAACTTAGTGAGAGTAGACTAGTAACAGGTAAATTTTCCTGTTTGAATGAAGCTCGATACCTTTATACAATCAAAAGTTCGTTGGCATTTAGGTTACAATATAACCTCAATACCAGCTGGTGACCAAGCTAGATTAGAAGAAGCATTGAATAATGTTCAAGATTCTTTTTGGGTTAGTAAAATTGTTGAGCAAATAGGACGTTGTGACGAAGCAGAGAAAAGAACTGATATGACTGGAAGTATTAATAATGATACTGTTCCAAGAAATAGAATTGAAAGTATTGCTGGTGATGTTGACAGAACTGTAGCAACTTCAGATTTTAGAGAAACTTTAAAAACTTGGACAGAAATTTATATTTATGAAACTGATAGATTAGCAATGCATTTATATGTACCTAATTATAGAAATCCAGCTCAAGCAAGATATAGATTTAACAGGGAAGGTGCAGAATTTATACAAGCACTTCCAGGACCAGCTGACGTTGCTGTAGGAACAAGATTACTTTTAGAAAATAGTCATAGATAATGAGTATTGGACAAGCAGGTATTGAAGTACCTAGATATAAGATAAAACCAGAAACCAGATTAAAATATCAATTAGGCTTGAATAGAAGTGAGCCTTATAAAGAAAGAAGACCTGATAGGAATATTTTTGCAAGTGAAAGTGGTACTAGAATGGCAGGAGAGAGACTAATTAATCTTTACGGAATTAAAGCAGGTGAAGAGCCAATAGCACAAGTTAAAGGCACTGAACTACCAAGTAGATTTACAAAAACTTTGGGCTTATCTATTCCCAGATTAGATCTTACCCCTGACTTAATTAAGAAAACCCAACCAGAGGAGACTTAAGATGGCTGACAAAAAAGGTAAAATGCCACCACAATTATTAGAATATTTTAAAAATAAAAATAAAAAGAAGGAAGACGGTAAGGAAATGTCTGATAAAGAAAAGAGAAAAGAAGCTTTAGATAAAGCTACGAAAGCTAAAGATAAAAAAGAAGATAAAAAAGATAAGTAAAAAGCCTTCCTATATAATTAAAACAAGTCCTATGAATAAATAACGTGGCAAGTAGTAGTTCGAACAAACAACCATTAATGGTTGATCGCCCAGCAACAACCTCAACACTGTGTACAGTTGCATCGGGACAATCATTTTTAACAAGTTTGATTCCAACAGCGGTTGGAAATGCAACAAAAGTATTTGATGTTGACTCTGCATTAACTGATACTTCAATTAGTGGTGCTTATATTGATGAAATCTGGTTTACATATACAAAAGATGTTAATAGAGTTATAGATGCTGCATCCGCAAGTTCAGCTACATATACAAGAGCTGCTGCTGTTTTGACTGTCACTTTAACTGCTCATAATTTTAAAGTAGGACAAAAGTTATTTTTTGATGTACAGAGTGGTGGAGCACCTACTGAAGAAGTAACAGTCACAGCTGTTACTGGTGCTAATACCTTTACTGCAAATAGTTCTGCTTCAGGTACTATAACTTCCAGTAATGTAAATATTCATGTACCTATTGATTTTTGTATTTACCTTGTTAGCACAGGCACAATTACAAACATTAATCAATTTTTTCCTTTAATTGTTCAAAGTATTCCTTCAGTACCAGAGAATCAGACATTAAGTACAACACTTACTGAAAAATTACCTTTAATTAATCATCCAACAGTACAATCAGGAGCTTTAAATTTTGCTGGTTCTAACAATGAGATAGCTCCAAAACAAAGAGGTTTGATGCTTAGAAGAGGACAAGCTTTATACGTTGCTGCTAGTGGAGCCACTGCTTTAACTAACGGATTCTTTTGTAATATACAGGGTGGTTTCTATTAAAAACAATGCCATTTGGATTCGATAAATTTGATAAAAAATCGAATTTTGAATTTAAAAAACAATTTAAAAATTTTGAAAATAAACCAAAAGAGCCTAGTGTCTATCCAAGAGGATCTGATGGTTATGCTTTAGAAAGTGAGATCAAATTTTATAATCATGACTCTTTATGGACTAGATGGAGAAGGGGATATGAATTATATACTTTTACACAACAAATATTAGGATCTACTGCTAAGGAAAGAGATAAGCGAGGAGACTATAGATTGTTTTTTACTTTTCAGCAGTTTCCTGGAGTTTTTATTCCTGCCAGAATATTTACTTTTCCATCTACTAATCAAGAATTAGGTGAACATATTTGTGGAATGAGAGATACAGATGGTTTTAGTTTTTATGAATTTGGATTACCAATATTAGAAGTCAGATATTTAGCACCATCTGTAAATGCTACATATGTTCAAAGTGGTACTACATTAGTAGTTACTAAGAATGACCATGGGTTATATCCTGGAGATGATGTTTATTTAGATATATCTACGGGTAGTGCGACAGATGAAACTTTAACAATTGTAAGTAAAACACAAAACACTTTTACCTTAACTGCATCAGGATCTGTAACAACTTCAGGTAATGTTGTTTATCATAATTCGACTGCTTTTAATGACACACGTTGGAGATTTGTAAGAGTAAAACTAAGATCATTACCAACAGAGGTTGCTTTCTTAGCAGGTGAAAGAATGGCAGATCGCATAGTAGAAAGGGATTCTGGTATTTCTTCAACATATGTAAGATCAGGTTCTACAGTTACTGTAACTTGTAGTTCTGCTCATGGTCTATCCACAGACAATAGAGTTTTTGTAGATGTAAGTACAGGAGCCGTAATTTCTGGTAGATACACTATTGAAGTTATTAATACCACTCAATTTAAGTTCACTACAATTCCGACTGGAACAACTTCAGGTAATTTAACTTTATTTAGATTAATTAGAGGATTTAGATATGATGATTATGTTGGATATACAGTTACTGGATCTGATGCGACTACGAATGAGATCATCTTTCAAAAAGCAGATAGCTATGGAGCAAAAACTGTAGATACAATAGCTAAGACTACTGTACCTGCTCATAGAGGTTTTGCAGTTGGGAGATTTTTAACTACAGAATTAAGATGGAATTGTTCTTGTCAAGATTTTTCTAGAAGAGATAGTTATGATTTATTTAGTAGAAAAAATCATGAGAAGT